GGGGTGCTGTCAAGCGGATCAATCGTGTCATAGGTAATGGTGTACGCGATGACCGTATCGATGTCCTCGGGTGCGGTGATGACCTCGCAATTGAGGGGGTCTAAGACGACCATGCGACAGGGTTTACCTTGCACTGACGGGGGGATGATCTTCACGAATGCGTTACCCGATATGCCGCCATGCTTGGCTAATTTGCAGAGGAGCACCATTTTGTTATCGTCATGCCCCCAACAGGCATTAAGATAGTCTTGTGCGCCTACTTCCGCATTAGCATCGACATTGATCGCTAACGTCTTGCCAAAAAGGAAGCTGACACCTTTATCGACGATCGGGCGGCAGCGATTGATTTTCACGTTATCATTGGGATCGCCTGCTACCACAATCAGCGGATCGGGGAGTGTGCCAGTGTAGGCCGACCATGATCTATGCATCGCCTGTTGATGCGATGTCTGTGCGATGAGCGTTGCGGCGTTAGACGTGCGATTACCAATATCCATGCGTGCCTCCTAGTACAGTTGTGCGCCATATTCGATGCGGTCATTGCCACCCAGATCATGATACGCAACCATATAGCGGAGCGCATCCGCGCCATGATCCATCTCTTTAATCGGTTGATCGCCTTTTTTCATACCTTGCCGCGTATCCCAGCGGTAGCCCTCGATCTCCTCTTCGGTACACGTCGGTAGCTTCTTATCAATTAACTCAGGATCACGCTCTACCAGAGAGTCGCGGAGCAGGAAGATGCGTGGCTTGTTATCACCTGCTGGCCGCATACGTACGGCGACCGCCTGTAGCCCTGGTGACACCGCCTTATGCGCGGAGATCGTGTAGAGGTTCAAGTACCGTTCGAGCGTGGCGCGATCCTCCGCATCATGGTCGCAGATGACGGCGCGAGGAATGGGATCGCCGCCGTCCTGTCCCCACCTGCTGACATCCCTGATCACCTTGGCATGATCTTCGACGAGCGTCTTGGTTTTGTAGATTTCGCGGTAACGGTATAACCGACCATCAGGATCTTCCGCGTGCCACTGACAGACGAATGCGTGCGTGAAACCAAAGTCTACGGAGAGGTAGCGTGGCCATGCAGCGGGGATCGGGAAGCGATCGATCAGGTGTATGGCGGGATTCCACACGTCCTCATAGATGCCACCCTCAGCCGATGCCCACTGGCCAAGGAAGAGACGAGCACGACGAACACCTGTGAGGGCTGCCAGCGTATCGAGATAGGATTGTGTGACGGTTGGATTGTCCTCATGGCGGCTTGGGAGGCGCATCGTCGTACCGCTATCCATGCGGAGCTTTAACCAATGCTGCGGACCTTGTGGGTTGCAGTCACCTAACAATTGCTGATAGGGCATCTTGCCATTACGTAGCCGTGTCGTGATGGCTTCCCAGTCATTTAGGGAGAGATCGGTCGCTTCGTTCACATAGCACATGTCGTACTCTGAGGACATGATCTTCTCGGAGCGATCGAGACCGCCCACGATCAATACAGAGCCATTCGGATAGATGAATTGTGAGGGCTTGACCGCATTGCCCCCAAAATATTTCACATGGTCAAGGGGATGCAGGATCTTCTCCGTGTACGTGACGAGTGCGGTGCTTTTCAAACTGGCGTGCGTCTTGCGCACCATGAGAGCGCGTGCTCCTGGGTATTTCAGCAGTGCCAGATGCAGCTTCATGAGGCACACGTAGGTCTTGCCCGATCCTGCACCGCCGTCGATGATTAACTCTTTGTCACGACAGGAGAAGAGCGCCTTTGCCGCGCCATAGGGCCGATAGGTCAGGATAACCTCTTGCGACGCGGTAGCGACCATTACACGGCCTCCATATCGGCAGCTATCTGCCGTACCAGCGTCATATTGACCACTGCTGCCTCTTCTGGCTTGATATCAAGTCCCATGAGCTTGCAGCGCCGTTCGGAGATGGCCAACAGTCGATCGACCGCGAAGAGCCTGGCGCGGTTGCTCTTATCCAGCATCAGTGGCCAGATCTCCGCGTGCATCTGATCGAGCATCGCTGATTCTTCCTGCCGTAGTTCCTCCACGTTGCTCACGACGATACGCTGCAATTCGCGCTGTACCGCGTTGTGTGCTGCCCCCCGTGACGCATAGCCGCACCGCACCGCGATCACGTCGTAGGTGAGCTTCTGTGCGCGTAGCTGCATCGCTTGTGTGAGGCGTATGACCGCCATACCGTCACGATTGACGCTATCACTTTTCACGGTGTCACGACATGCGGCGCTACAGTGATCTCAGGTGGCTGGCTACGTCCCAGGAATGGTCCTACCGATGGCATCACGTTGCTGTCGTGCCACTGCATCGAGTTGGCGAGGTCGGTGGGCAGTAGCGAGGCAGCAGAGACGGTCGACGCTGCCGAGACGATCGGGCCGAGGTTCGTGGCATCGGGCACGATCGGCGCATACGTCTTCAGCCACGTGCGACATGTTGCGTAACCAAGGGGCGCGATGATCAGCACGATGCTAAGGGCGATCGGCTGGACGGCAGATCTATCGACTGGCTTTACGATGCCCAGTCCAACCAGAGCCGCGACGATCATACCTGCGATCGTCACATACATCTCACTGGTTTTGTAGCCCGGCTTGATCACGGTGATACCTCGTTATCGTAATGAGAGAGGTCGCTACAGGGGGGCCATAGCGACCTATGAGCAGAGGAGAGGCAACAGACAGAACAGAGAACACACAAGAGAGAAACAATACAGAGGCGACAGCGACAGGTGCTATACTGCACGGGTTGGGTGCGTATAACGTGGGTGCATCCACATAGGTAGTATACCATAATTGATACGGAATCATCACCCTAAGCGCCAATTATCAGTAGTATTCGTGGTCAAATAGTGTCGGAGCTTTCTGATTGCTGCTGCTTCTACCTGTCGGATACGCTCACGTGAGCAACCGTAGGACCGTGCGATGGTGTCATACGTGGTCACAGTTTGACGCTTGTTCCATCCGTTGCGCTGTGTGATGACGACGCGCTCACGTTCGGAGAGAAACATCAGGGCTGCGTAGAGGGCATCATTGTCGATATCTTGCAGCATCCGCTCCTCAGTCGAGAGCATGGCGGCTGGCACGGTATCCGCGAGCGTCATGTCGTCGCCTCTGCTGTTCTCAGATACGCGATCGAGGGAAAGGGGATCGTCTTGGATGTGTTCGACATGACGGCGATCGGCGTCGGTTGCGCTGCCGTCATCACGCCATACCCGCATCGAGGCAGAGTGGACATAGCCAGGCAGTCGAATGATACGGCTCTCCGTCTCGAATAAGCGTTTGATGCGCTGCCGTATCCAAGGATCGGCTACCGTCGTGATGCGGTGTCGTGTTGTCACATCGTAGCGATTGACTGCGACAATCAATCCTTCATTACCTGCCATGATGAGATCCAATAACTGCACCTTGGCACTCAGGTAGCCTTGCGCGATCTTGACGACGTACCGCATGTTGCACTCGATGAGCATGTCACGCGCTACGCTGTCCCCTGCTGCCATACGCACTATCAGCACACGCTCTGCCGCTGCTGACACAGGGATACAGCCAGGGCGCTGCATATCGGTAATGTACGCTCGCAGTGCTGGTGATTGTGTGACTTGTGCTGAGTAAACTTCTGTTCGATACCCCATGACGCCTCCCTGATAGACCGCGTGTTATGCAGCGACCTCTTCCATGCAGCGACACACCCAATACGTCGCGCTCTTGCCATGCTCTACGGTGGCGCAGGATAGGCATATGCGTCGCTTACAGAGCACACAGGTCACGATGGTACGCACAGCCCGATCGCAGATAGCACAGCGGCTATACGAGATACCGCATGCTGGTGGCAGTGCTGTCGCTGCTGTCCTCCCGATGACACCCCATGTGCGCAATAGCCGCATGCTGAGACCCCCTACGATCGCGCCGATCATGCCCAATAAGAGCAAGAGACCGAAGACCGCGAAGATGACGCCCAAATAGGTCACGAATTGCCCAAGATAGTCGGTAAATACCATGATGTTGTACCCTCTGTGTTCGCTGATTTTGAGAATGCTTTGTGATTTGTCAATCGAGTTGACCGTAAGTGTGATGCTTTTAGATTTTCTGTGATGCTTTTTAAAAATCACTTGTGCTGCTTCTAGCCCTGTTCTGTCCTAATGTCGTGATACTACAAGCGTTCTACGTTGTGATGCTTTTTATGGATTTCTCTTAAAGTCTCTATGGTATTTCTCTCGTATAGCACTTTCAGAGAAATGGCATAAAAGCATCACAAGCATCACAGAATCATCAAAAAACGCTCGTTTCGGGGGGCAATCCCTCGGATAAGAGACCAACACCTTGCCAGTATTGCCCATCGCGCCGAAGTCGCTCTTCTTTGATGAACTTGCGTCGCTTTACCATCCACTTGGATAACTTGATATAGGTAATTTCGCGCTCACCTGTTTCCTTGCACCATTGCACATAGGAGGTATAGAGTTGCTTCCCAGACGCGGTACAATCAGGGCTGACGATGCAACAGGTATCAACCCAATGGGAGAGCGTATCCATCTCGGCACGAAAGGTACTGACGGCTGAGCAGACTTCAGGGGGATCATTCAGCCCATCGCGCTGATAGGCAAGGCAGCCTTCCACAAGCCAATTGAAGATCCCAGGAAATTCAGTCCTCAGTCGCGCATTGAAGGTGGTATCGATCTGTGACTTTTCAAGTTGGACGGGAAACACGATACTCTTAACGCGGTTCCATATGGCATTGTCAGTACCTCTGATGTCTGGTGCATAGTTCGTATCGAAAAAGATCGTATGCGTAGGATTGAATGTAAAGGGATCGCCGTATTTCATCTCACCAAACTGCTTGCCCCCACCCGTGAGTGATTTGATTTTCGCCTCTGCCAGCCGTTTACCAGGATCGGTTTCACTTGATACGAGTACGCGCAATCCTTTCATGCGTGCAATATCCGTACTCATCTTTTCGTTCTTCGTAATCAGCAAGGTATCAGAGTGTATCTGATCTCCGTAATCCCCGATCGCCGCCATGATGGTTTCCACAAAGGTGGTCTTGCCATTATCTCCATCGCCTTCAAGCAGAAATAATGCTTTCTCTGTCGAGAGTCCTGTAATGGCATAGCCCGCAGCGCGTTGCAGGTACATCACGAGATCGGGCGATTTTGGAAAGAATGTCCCAAAATACTGATCCCATAATGGTGATATTGCCGTAGGATCATACGCAATAGGGCAGCGTTTCGTGATGTAGTCTGTCTTGCAATGAGGCAGTAATGCGCCTGTCTTCAGATCGACCGTTCCGTTGATACAATTAATGATCCACGGATTGCTATCGAGATCGTCAGGACTAATAGAGCAATCAGGCTGTGTCAGGGTGATCATGGCCTTGATACGCATCACATTGGCGCTCGCCTTTGCCCATTTCGTCAGCGCCTCAGCATCCTTGTCATCGTCGCAATCAGCGACCTCAGCAAAGATCTTGCGCGTGGTCTTCTTTGCGAGTGCCACGATACGATCCGCCATGTCGATTGCCCATCGCGTGCCATCCCAAATCAGCCAGCGCTTCCATGTTGTGCAATAGCGGATAACGTCGCCATAATGGTGCATGAGTCGCTGGGCATTGCCGATATCCGTACAGGATAACTGCATATCATAGTCGTCATTGACATTAGGCGCAATGGAAGTAGGTGGTATTGTCTCATCATCGACAGGGGGGCCATCGTCGTGCTGAGGCTGCCGTATGGGTGTTGGTGGTGCTATCGGTGGTAGTGGCGCAATGGGGGCAACCTGCGCACGTAT